TCTTTGCGCCACCTCAAATACAGAGAATGGTCGCTACTACATGAACCGCATGGGTCAGATTGTAATTAACCCTTACTTCACACCTATCCTTGCCGTTGAGTCGTTCTCCGCAGGCTGGGGGCCAGGTGACGGACTACAGAACATCACGCTTTCAACGTCGAACTGCTCAATTGAGCGCACACAATTTATCATTACTAGCCAGTCAACAATGGGTCTTTACTTTGGCAACCTCGGTATCGTTGGCGGCAATATGCAGTCTGGTACGGAAATCTTCTGCCAGTGGAGTTACATCAACGGCTGGGCTAACACATTTACAAACTCAACGTCAAACGCTGGCGCTACAACAATGACCGTCAACAACGTCATGGGTATCTTCCCAGGCATGAACTTAACTATTTGGGATGGACAGAAAGACGAGTACGTGCAGGTTTCAACTTCATGGACACCTGGCAACACCACTCTGACATTCACCAACCCTCTTAAGTACGCACACGGATCTGGCGTTAACGTTTCAGCTCTACCTGCCTCAGTCAAGCAAGCGGTCATTCACTTCATCGTTGCCATGATTAAAGAGCGTGGACAGGGTGGATTAGTTCTTAACGAAATCGGTGAGCCAACCGCAGTATCGGCTCGCACCGAAAGTTCAGTCACAGACGAGGCTATGGCCTACGACCTACTGGATGACTTCAAGCAAATCTGGGGTCGTGCATAATGTCACGCGCCACAGTACGAGCTGCAGTTGCTTCGTACTTGACAAACGCTGGTATTACCAACTTGTCAAGCGTAAAGCAGTTCCCAGCAAAACTAACTCCCGAAGGTGACTTCTTTGAAGGTGAAGACCCAGGACATAGTTCTGGTGCAATCATCTTTCTCTACATTGAGAACCAGAAGGAAAACCGTATAGCTCTTGGTGGCCCTCACAATGGTCGCAAGGCTATTGACTACACATTCATTCTTGACTGCTACCTGCGCTCAACGCACCAGAAGTCAGAAGACGCAGGGTTCGACAACGAGGCGTTCCTAGATTCACTCGTTGCCGCTATTCGTGCAGACCGCAACGCTGGCGCACCTAGCATTATCTTCCAATGGGGAGAAGGCGCAAACGGCGCAGCTGGTGGCCCAGACATTGACATCACCTCGTATTACCCACGCCAAATCAACGGCAAAGCAGCAGCCACACAAGTCACCTCGGTAGTCCGAGTGTCTGTGGTGGAAATAATCGACAACTAAGGAGCATCATGGCTAACTACACATTCAACGACACAACCGCAAGGGTGTATCCTGACATTGAATACAACGGATCAACACTCGAAGCATTGCCTGGTCAAATCTACGCACTAGACGCTGACCCTGGCGATGGTCGCTGGACTTCATCAGCAACGGCCCCTGTAACACCCCCAGAAGCGCCTGTAGAGGCTTCAACCGACACATCAACCGCAACACCAACCACTAACTAAGGAGCGCCTCAGATGGCCTTTTTATCCGCCAACAGCTATATGGGTCTTGTCGTAGAAGCGACACGAGGAACCCTACCAACAGGAGGAACTCCGGTTTACATTCCGGTAACTGCTCCACAGGTAACTCCTATGCAGACCTTCTTGCGAGACGAAGCCTTCCGAGGCTCACCAACTTTGGTCTACGACCAAGTTCAAGGTGTACGTCACGACGAGTACGACGCTAAGTTTTACCTCTTTGCTGACACCTTTGGAAACCTTGTTAAGGCAACGCTTGGTGGCACAGACACCGTTACTGGTTCAACTGTCTACACGCACAACATCAAGCTCTTGAACAACGCAGCCGTAGGTTCACAGCCACAGTCATACTCAATCTTTGACTTTGACGGTGCTAACCAGTTTGTAATGACTGGCGCACAGGCTGACAGTCTTAACATCACCTTTGGCGCAGAAGCAGCAGCAGACGCAACAGTGAAGTTCTTTGCTAACCCATACACTTCATACACATCAGCACCTGCTCCGTTCACAACTTTGTCATTGTCAACCGAACACATGATTCCTGCCTGGGATACTTCAATCACAGTTAGCGGAATTAACTCAGGCGCAGCTCTGACCTACATCTCTACTGGTGAACTCATGCTTGCTCGCAAGACACAGCCAATTTTCACAATGGGAACTCAGGCTCCTTTGACTAACTTTGCTGGGCCTCTTGAAGTGACTGGCAAGTTCACGGCAATCGTAAACTCAAACGCAGACGCTTGGTCAACTGGATCTGCTGCCGAGGCACTTACACGCTCACCACAGACCATGACTATCACCATGACTGACCCTAACGACACAACGTCTTCAACGAACCACAGCATTGCCTTCACATTGTCTGCTGTTCAGTTCCACGATGTCAAGCGCACACGCGGTAAGGAATACACCGAAGTTGAAGTATCATTTACTGCAAACGCAAACGCAACCGACGCTACAACTGGTTACTCACCAGTTCAGGCAACGATTGTCAACGCAGTCGCAACCGCTTACTAAATAACCCAAAGGGGATAAAATGCCAGCAATAAACCTTCCAAACAATCAGTCAGCCATCTTGTATTCACGAGAAGAAGTTTCTGAGCGCACAGCTCGCAAAATCTCTCGTGCGTACATGATGAAGGCGGCTGGAACCGCAGCGAAACTCACTAACCTCGGATTTGACGACAAGAACCCTGAGACATGGACTATCTTTTCTGACATTTCAGACGAGGATCAGAACAACCTTGACGGCTACCAAGCAGAACTAATTGCTGGAATGGTTAAGCAGTGGTCACTAGGCGACTTGCCTACGGCTGACTCTGCGCTTGACTTGCCTAAGAATGTCTTTGAACAACTTGCTGAAGCCTGCGCAAACGAGTACAACCAGACCCCTGACTTCTCGCCAGACATTGACCCAAAAGCCCCTATCGCCGACTAGCGCGGCTGGAGGCAGCATTAAAGGGTAAAGACTCAGAAGTTGACGCAGAAGTTAACAACCTGTTTCGTGAGTATCAGTTTCGCAAGACATTCGGTGGGTCACACGAAGATTTTATGAACCAGCCCAAAGAAGTAACAGACTGGCTTATTGCTATTGACAACACCATGAACGAGGCTCAACGTGGCTAGTGAGATAATCATTTCCGGCATTAGTGAGTTTGACAAGGCATTAAGGTTTGACATAGTTAAGTCCGATGCCGCAGCTCGCAACATTGTTACTAAAGGCGCACTTGTTATTGAGCGCATGGCTAAAGAAGAGTTCCGCGCTCGACCTAGCGGATCACAACGAGTCTCCAAATCTGGTCGGGTTTACTATCAGGGCGCTCCTAAGTACCCTGCCGTACCACCTAAGCCAACACAACGCTCTGGCAACCTGCGCAATTCAATCAAGACGCAACGAGTAACGTCGCTTGGCACTGGTCGTTGGCAATCGGACACCGGCCCATCAGTTCAGTACGCAGGATTTGTTGAATACGGCACATCAAGGTCACGTGAGTTTCCATACATGAAGCCTGGTGTTAAAAACAGTTACGAAGAAATCAACCGAATCGCTCAGGAGGAGTGGCGCTTAGCCCAAGAATAATGTCATTTCTACCTCCTGTAATTGCAACACTCATAGCTGACACCAAAGAATACATGGCCAAGATGACCGAGGCTCAAGGCAAAATGGCTATGTTTGGCAAAGAGTCTATGACTACTGCCGAAAAGATGACCGCTTTTGGTTCCAAAGCAACAACAGCCGTTGCAGCCGTTGGTGTCGCTATGGTTGCCTACGGTGTTGACAAAGCGCTTAAATACACCGAAGCACTTGACAAGATTCAAAACCAAGCCGGTGCATCTGCTTCTGAAATTGACTACCTAAAAGGTGTCATTCTTAACGTTTCTAATCAAACAGCCATTTCGTCTGACCTAATTGCCAATGCATTTTTGCAAGTTGAAAAGGCTGGTATCAGAGGCAAGGATGCTTACAACCTTGTTGACAACGCTGCTAAAGCCGCAGCAATCACAGGTGGCGACGTTGCTTCAATAGCAACCACAATCGTTGCAGCTCAAGCGTTGCAAGTTACCAAAGGTGAAAGTGTTGCACAAGTAACAGCAACACTTGTTAAGGCAAACCAGAATCACATTGGATCACTAGACAATTTGGTTTCTCTTCTTAAAGGCCGAGTTGGTGGCGCATTAGCAGCCTACGGCATTAACCTGGGAGAAGCCGCAGCGGTTACTGACGTTGCTTCTAAGGCTGGTTATACCAACGCTCGAAGCATGGCTACGCTGGCCACTGGTCTTGGCAAAGTAGAAAACCCAACTAAGGCTTCTACAAAAGCAATGGCAGCGCTTGGTCTTAATTCTGAAGAGTTGGCAAGAAAAGCCAGAACTCCTGGAACTGGTCTTATTGACGTTCTTAAATCACTAGAAGATCAATCTAAAAAAACTGGTGTTCCGTTAGAAAAACTTGTTACGGCTACATTCGGTGCAGGGTCAGTAGGACTTGTCTCGGCTTTGGCCAAACAACTTCCTGCATTGCAGGCTCTAAATACATCGTTGCAAGGTGCTAGTCAACAAAGTTTGAATACCGCATTTGGCATTACTCAAAGTCAACTCAATTTTAAGATTGCTCAGATCAAGACACAATTAACCAATGCTTTGACAGGTGTTGGTTTATTGTTGTTGCCAACAATTTCAGACGTTGCAAACTGGGTAACAAATACTACTGCGTACCTTCAAAAACATCCATTGGTAAGCAGTATTGCTAGTGATGCTGTTTTAGCAGCGTTTGGATTAGCACTTTCAACAAAAATGGCTGGAGCTGGAATTGCACTTGCTAAATCTTTTGGAACCGAGGTTATTCTTACAGCACCAGAAATAGGTGCGGCAATAGCAGCATTTATAGC